ACACTTACTTGCGTATTGTCAGTAATCGCACTCGCAATCAAAATAGCATTTCCACTATCAGTTCTCTCTACGTTGTATCCAAGATATGGTATGTTGCTTTCTAATTCTAAAAATCGTGCGTCATTAGGAGTAATACGAGAAGCTCCGCCATAAAGCTCTAGCAGAACCTCACCTCCAACCACACTCACACGACATTTACCTTTAGCTCTAATTCTAGGAGGAACTTGCACTGAAAATTCGTTGTTATTAGCATCTAAAGTAACTACATCATTTGAACTTGAAACAGTCCAATTAGTCAATCTAAATATGTACGTGTCATTAAGCATGTTATATATTTACAAAAGATAAATTAATAATCTTCATCATCTAAATCATCATCATCACTTTCACTCTCATCAAACACGATTTTATTGAAATTTTGGTAATATCTGTCAGGCTTTTTCTTGTTAAGGTCAATAAAAAGGAAGCCATACTTTTCTTTCCACGCCAAATCCAAAACCTGTTTCTGTTCATCAGCCGTAAGGTCTGTCATTATTTCATCTCTCAAAGCATCTAGCTCTTTCTTGTTCTTAGTAGCAAATACAATCACATGAGAGAGATTAGAACGCAGATACAAAGGCAAACCATTATACTTTTGTGAAGTTATGAATATACTTAAACCTGACTGACCTTCGTGTTCATTGTTTTGCGTTTGATGCCGACGGTTAAGAATTGTCCGACACAAATGTTTTGATTTTGACAAATCTCGGATACAATCATCTAAAATAATTACGTTATTGAGGTTTTCATCTTCTTTTTCTTGTTCCAGTATGTCATCTAATATCTCATCACTATATTTCATAAACATTCTGTCTTTGTTTAGTTTCAACTTATCTAGGGGTAATGTTTGCATACTAGGAGAGATTAACCATATATGGTCAAAAAAACGATAATAAAAACGAGGCACTTTCTTATTTTTGCGTGTAGGGTGTGATAATAGTAACGAATTCCAAAGCGAGGTTTTACCTGATGCTGGTTGTCCTACAATATACATAGCAGCCGATTTAGCAGGTAATGGTTCGGCAGGAATATAAGGTAAATCCTCAAGGCTGTCAATTGGCATTGCAACAGGTGGTATAAACTCTAATTTAGTGTTCTTTAAAACTTTCATGTGATATATATTATTAATATTTAAATACAGAATTTTTAATCTTCGTGTAATTTATAAACATGCAAAGTCAACCGCGTGAAGCCCTACCTGTTTCTATGAGATATGCTCTCCAATCTGTTGATGCCGTTCCATCTACCGCTACATTAAGACGTTTTGATGCGAACAACGGTGCGTCATTCAGTCCTGCTGGAGCGAACGAAATTCGCATTCCTGTTCAGGCAAACGGATTTTTGGACGTGAATAAACATTACCTTTACCTAACAATAACTAATTCTGATGATGCTGCTACGGCTCTTCAGGGAAATATTGGTTGCATAATTGAGCAACTTCGCATTGAAAGCCAAGGCGTTGAGCTTGAGCGTATTGACCGCTACAACTTATTGAACGTTCATGCTCCTTTTTGGAATGGTTCGTTGAACAAAGCCGTTACAATGAACTCTGTCCTCAGTGGCGGTGCTGAGCCAACTGGAAATGAAAAAATATTTACTGTTACTTCTCCGACTATCGCTGCTGGAAATTCAAGAAACTACACACTTGCTCTTAACCTATCAGGTTTCTTAAGCCATCACCACAACAAAGCTCTGCCCCACGGTATTGCCCAGTTTGAAATCATAATCCGCCTCCAAGATGCGGTGACCGCACTTAAGGGTAATGGTACTGCGCCTGCTTACACCGTCACAAACCCTCGTTTCTACTGCCCTGTTTACACAATTGATGACAACGCTATTATGGAACAATACAAACAGATGGTCGGTGCTCGTGGTGTGAATTGGACTGGCGACACATACAAGACATACATTAACGCCATCACTGACCAAACTGGAACACAGGTTATACAGATTAACGACCGTTCCAGCTCTCTACTTTCTCTCATCTCTTTCGTTCGTAAGAGTGATTTGATTGCTGCGAAAAATAACAATGGTCTTGCCTGTGCTACTCTGCATGGTGTGGATAAATACCACTATCAGATTGGCGGTGTGAATTATCCACAGAGCGGTATTGATGTTGCTGTAGCAACTAACGGACAGAACCTTGGACGTGTGTATAACGAGGGTCTTAAGGCGTTTGCTAGTGATGGTTTCCCTTATGCTGAAAGTCTCATTAGTCTTGACAAGTTCAAACAGGGCTCTGCTGCTGGAGCTGCCGACGGTGCTGATGCTTCTATGGCGTGTGTTGCTGTGGATTTGAAACGCTTTGATGACAACCGTTTGTCGCTTGTTGGTCTCAACACAGCCAAAAACTCTGTGCCTAACACACTTGAGCTTACCACAGATGCTACGGCACTTGAGGGTGCTTCTGATGTGACCACTTATGCTAAGTGCGAAGCTGAGTACTTCATGGCTCCTGATGGTCGCCTCAGTGTTGCTATGTAAGTTCGCAAAACGTAATTTTATTTTATATTGTTAATATATACAATGCAAAATAATGATGAATACAAAACAGACCATGTTGAGGAAATAATAAATCAGGTAGGAACACCAAGTGATAAAAAAGACATTGATTATGATGATACGTTTCTTGAGATAGAGGACAAGAAAAGATTGATTGAGTGTATTTTAACGGAAATTAGAAACTCACCGAATTATTCGTGGGCAGATGAAGTGATGGTTAATTGTGTTGCGATGTATAAATACAAACAAACTGTTAATAATATCAACGTAGCTGACTATTTAAAAGAGAAAAAACAGTTGCAAGATGACCCTCTTCAGATATTAAAGTAATATCATTGTTAAAAGTTATAATGATATTAGTTTTGAGAAGGTGGTACAACAGGTTGAGCTGTCATTTCAGTTTCAGTCATTACCTCTCTGTCACATGAAATCCAGCCATCAGCTCCACAACATCGCACTTTAGAACAGCGCGAATGAAACAATGTAGTTAATATTCCACTACAAGTTGAGCCTACAATCGCAATCAGTGCAACCATTTCGCCTCCAGTCATGTCTTATTAAAGCGCATATTTATATTTTAAAGCATCTATTTGAATTCTAAATCTACGCTTTTTATCAAAATCAGTTATAGCCACTTTAGACTGTTTATCCTCTAGAAACTTGATTAAATCAATCACGAATTCAACCTCACTCTTCTCATAACCAGCATACCATTGCGACCATGACAAAGTCATACATTATACAGTTATTTCTTTTTCTTTATAAGAAACATCTTATCTACTTTGTGGGCTTTGCTACTTGGGTCTACGGCTGCGTAAACTCTCGCATACGCCCATTGTTGTTTTTGCATGTTGGGTCGCACAGATGCTGGATTATTTTCAAAAGCTCCTTCTCCACGTTCAAAAATGGTTTTAATACCTTTGTATTCATATCCAGTAATCTTTGCTATTTCTTTTAGATTATGTGGTTCATCTTTTGGAAATCCATATCTTTTGTTGAAACGCTGTTTGTATGTGCTCATTTAGATTGTGATGATATTAAATTATTGACCAATGCTTTCAATTCATCTATTTCTTGCTGTTGTTGTTTAACAATTTCATCTAGTTCTTTTGTAGCACGAAAATTAATCATAAATAAACTTTGCTTATCTAATGTATTGAAGTCATTAACCTTATTACCGATACAAAACACATTTTCCCATTTCTTATCAAACGTAAATGTATTGTCAATATTACCAACTGCTGTTACTTTTGTTTCAATCTTATCACCTTCATTCCAGCAAAAGAATTTGTAATCTATATCAATAACATCAGTTAAGTCAGGTGTTTTCATTTTGAACTTTTGATTACTAGCAAACCATTCACAAGTTATTTGTTTATACACATTTGGTATATATTCGTGATTGAGTGTAATCGCTTTTGGATATATTTCTTTTACCTCTTGTGCTATGAAACCTATTTCGCTGTGTTTTGGTTCTTTACCTCTACTGTCTATGTATTTAAAAGATTTAACTTCAAGTTGTCGTAATAAATCCAATCCTCCTGTAAATGGTTCAATGTCTTTTTTAATTCTCTCATCTGAAGCAACCCATATCTCAGTTCCAGTTTCAACATACAAACCAAACTCAAACTTAGCACTCATATTTACATCACCATTAATCGCAATAGCACGACCTCCCAAACTTGGAATGTTTTGATAATACAAGGCACTACCAGTCGTATCAGGAGCGGTAAAATAACCTTCAACTTCAAGAGGATAGTAACTAGTGGAATGAACCCCAAAATCACTTTGAATACAAACTGGGCCGGTAAATTTAATCTTATCACTTTCAAATGTGAATTGTAATAAATTATCAGAGGCATTTTGAAATTTAGTTCCTGATTTAACATCTACAATGGCATAATTGATGTATAGTTCATTATTATTAAATTGTATGAAATCATTAGTTGGGTCACTACCATTTGCAATCTTACCACCTTGTATCACCTCCGTAAGAGCATAGTTTATATAGAAATGATTATTACGAAGACTTATAAAATCATTAGTAGTATCACTAGCATTTCTAAGTTTCACTCCTTCTTGAAAATCTACAC